TCTTTCATTATCCTTGTCGGTTATATGGTTTTGTTGGTTTGTCTTTCGGTCCGTTACTTTTTTTGTACTTACCTTTTTTTCTTGTGCCAAAGTTTACCTTCCCAGCTGCGTTAAGTTTCGCCATTATTTATACTTTTCAATTAATTCGTTTAATTCAGTCCTTGTCCATTTTTTTATAAGCCTGTGTTGGCTTTCTAGGTGTAATACCATTCGTTCGCCTATCTTATCAATTAGGTTTCTGCGATAGCCTATTAGGTGGAATTGGTCAAATCCGTTACAGGATTTACATTCTCCGTTGACATTGTACTCATCAAACCGAAGGGCTGAACTACCCTTGACAGGTACATAATGCCCAGCATCCATATATTCAAAATCCTTTACTTGACCGCAACTAATACAAGTAAAATATCCATCTTGACTATCTCTAGTCCTTATGTAGCGGTTAAATATTTGTTGAGCCTTTGCGGTTAATCTTGGTATTGATTGTAAAGCCATAATGCAAAACTAGGGATTAACTTGTACACGAACAACTAAATGCTGGACTTAAATCGGTAAGGTCTTGCCCTTTAAATAAATCGTTTTGTGCGTAGTTTAGTAATTGTTTGTAGGTTGTATCTCCAAAGTATGTATGTCCTTTACCTTTTAATTTGCTCAATTCCTCATCTTCAATCCATTCGGTTGCTAATTCAGGATATGACCTTAAAATATTTATTACTGCATTTTTACCTTTAAGAAAACATAAAGTGCAGTTTCCTAATATAGCTGGAATTTCCAAAGTGTAAGGTTTTTTACTCCAATAGTCATTAACTTGTGCCTTATCAATACCTTGTTCGTATAAAGGGAATACAGGATATATGTAGGCTTGTCGTTTCTCATATCCTTTAACCCTTCGCTCCTCATCTGCCCTAAATCCTACCATCCACTCATAATCTTGTTTTCCATAGTTTGCCCTTAACCATCTTTTAGCGGTTTTAATCTTTAGTTCAATCGTACATTCCCTTTTAACTCTATTTGGTATTAATCTCCATTTCTTATGCTCTAGCATACCCCTAAATCCGCCTTCGTAACTTATTCTTGTTACAGGTATGTTTTCGTGTGCCTCAAAGTCATTTATAAATTTATAAGTCTTTGGATGCTCCCTTCCTGTATCAGCAAATAAAACAATATCCCCTTCACGATAGTTCATTATTGTCATCAATGCACTTGTCTTGCCTCCGCTAAAATTTATTACTCTTTTCATTTTATTGTTCTAAATATTATAATTCGGTCTTTATGGGTAAATCGTTTTTTATTGACAGGGTTTAAGGATTGTTTAATTTGGTATTCATTTACACCTGTTATTCTTTTTGCGTAGGATATGGATTTAAATATTATTTCTTGTTTATTGTCTAGGTATATCATTCTCACTTGTTGTGCGTTCTCTGCTCCATTCATTTGCTATGTCGTTTAGTAATTTTGTTAATGGTATTAAAAATCCTTTTGAACTGTTGTTATCCCCTCCGTTCTTTAGATATAAGTTTTCTTTGTAGTAAACCCTACAAACTTGTTTTAGTGCTTTTGTTGGGAATATAAAAGATATGTCAAGTTCATCTATTCTATAAATCCAATACTCTGCGGTGGTGGTTGCTAATCCGCTGGGCTTACCTCTTGATTCGTATTCAAAGAATAAGTTTCCTGTTTTATGAATTAACCTATCGTTTTTTACTTCAATATGTTTACCATCGGAAAACATATAATTTATTAAATCTTCGGCTTTTTCGCCAAAGTTTAGGTCGTGGGTAAAGCTGGATGAGTATTTCATTTTATTAATCGTTTTATTTCGTAGTATAAATCAAATGTTACTAATATGGTAATTGCTAGGATAAAGCCTATAAATATCCTTGTGAACTCAATTGTCAGTTTAAACAGTTCTTTCATAGTTGGTTATTAAAGTGCATCATTAAAGAATATTTTTTACATTGTTGGGTCATTGTTTCATCGCTTATTAACATATCATTTGCTTTTTTCGCCTGTGCCAAAAAGAATAACCTAACTTTTGCTTTTATGTCATCTCCTTGCTCTTTTGATATTTTAATCAATTTGCGTTTCCACATATAATCAAATACTTGGTGATTAATAAACCTAAAGTCTTTTCTAGTTGATTTATCCCACCATTCCTTTTCATCCTTAATAGCTTGTTCTTCATTTATGTAATTGTGAGCAGTTGGCTCAATCTTTGGTTCAATCTTTTGCCTTACTTGAATTGCTATCTTTTTATATTCAGCCATTACATCGCCAAAGAATTTAGGGCTAAATGAACCATAATTTCTATCTACATCTAAACGACCTAAAACATAAAGTTCAAATGCTGCACCTAATTCCTTTAGTTTAAATATTCCATAGTTCTTTAGTACAAAATCAACTAGGAATTGAAATTCAGGGCTTGTAGGTGGAACTGCACCGCTTAACTGAATACAAGTTTTTAAGTGTTCAGCTACTTCAATGCTGGAACATTTTGATATGTGCATTGTTTGTAAGGCATCATAAATTTTAATCTCGCTTTGGTTCAATGTATTTAAGATTGGCAAGGTTTGTGAAGTTACGCTCACTGACATTGGGTTTATAACTTGTGGTAGCATTTCGGATAATGATTTCATCGTTAAAAGATTTATTGTTTAAATATGTGGTTGGGTCTTTACGGAATGTTTTATCAGGTGTTGAGTTAACATACTCTTTTACTATTTTTAAAGCTAATTGCTTTTCATCACTTGTCAAAATATTCCATTTGGCAATGGCTTTATCCTTACTAATCTTTTTATCGTAAATATTCCACCATTCATCAAACGCACTATCTAGTATATTTAATTTACTTATATTTACTTTACTTTTCTTTTCTTTATCAGCGTTACGAACACTTTGGTAATGCGTTACATTTTCCGTAACATCTTGATTTATACGCCATTGTGAAATTCGTTTTAAGTTTTTTTCTTTTTTTATCTTGTACTTTTCACTATAATTTAGTAATTGTTTGTTGAAAGTTTCACCATTGTTTGATGAAATAATATCAATAGTTTCCATAAAGTTCCAGCATTTATCCAACTTTTTACCAACCTTTAATTGCATTTTAAGAACGCTAGTTTTAATTGGTTTCTCCTGTTTTGATAATTTTTCAAGGATTGTATAAAATAAACCTAATCCTTCGTAGCCATATTCCATATATAGCATAGCAACCTTTTCATCTTCAAACGCATTTGAATCGTGTAAAAAGTACTTCATAAAATAAAAAAGCCCCATTGAATCCCTACCAGTCGTATTGGTAGTTCATCGCAAGGGCAATAAGTTCTTGATAGGATATACGACATCCTTTTACAAAGATAACCTTTTTTTACCTAAAATGGCAAATCTTCAGCATCTTCTAATTCTTGTTGATTTTTAGCAAATTCTTTCTTTGCCTCCCAAACATACTCCTTCCCATTTCCGCAATATTCCTTTTTGGCTTTCTCTGCCCTTTCAGTTGCGGTTTGTCCGTTGTAAACTGTGTGTGTGTTTTCAAACTTATCTAACTCTTTGCGTTTCTCTACAACAATTGTAGCGTAATGATTTCCGTTTTTGTGAGCAGTAAATTTAATGTCCTCTTTTTTGATGTTTAATACAATCATTGTTTTTAATTTAAGTGTTTATTAATTTGTTCTTGTTCAATTTGGTTTTCTGCTTCTATGTCCTTTTGTATTTCTTCTTCTTCATCTTCTTCAAAGTCGCAATGTTCTAAACATTCAGGACAAATCCCTATTTCTTCCATATCGGTTTCTGCTCCGCAGCAAGTACTAAATCCCATATTAGTTGTTTTTAGATTTAAAATAGTTTAATTCCTCGTGTTTAATATCCAAAGCCAATCGCAACGCAACTCTTAATGTTTGTAAAACGTAATTATCTTTACTTAAAGTTGTGGCTTCTATTTCGGTTATTGATTTGTTTAATTGACCAATCATCAAGTCAATGCTAGGATATTCATTCATAGTTTTCGTATTGTTCGCTAAAATCACTCATTGGCACAAATGGTTTTGGCTGGGTTAATAATGGGGTTAACATTTCAGGATAGTGTTTTGCCTTGTATTCCTTTAGTTTGGCTCTTGCTTTTCTAATTTCGGTTAAATACTCATTTTTCCAAAATCTATGACAGGATTCAAATTTCCACTCATAGTAGGAAACATTATCCCTTAATTTTTCAAGTTTACTGTCTATCATAAAGTTGATTGTTTGGTTTTAAATATTTCTTTTAATTCAGGGCTATTATCTACTAAATTCATATTGTATGAATATAGCGTTTTTAACTCCGTTTTAGATACGCAAAGGTCAACGGCTAACTCTACATCCAATTCAGTAAGATGTGCCTTTAAATAGGCTGATTCATCGGCTTGTTGCATTTCCTCGCTGGTGTATATTCCTGACAAATCCTGTGGGTATGCTTTTCTCAAAGCTAATGCCTCTGCAACCTTACCCAGCATTATATGTGGTTTTGCCCATAAACCCATCGGTTTGCCATCCTTATCAAATTGGCAATACTCTGCTAAATAAGCAACCCCAACGGATGCCTCAAAGCGGATGTCATTGTGGAATCTAAATACTGAAATCTTACACGAAATCAATACACCATTTTCATAAGTAAATAATGGCTCGGATTGTCCACCATAAGTTCCTGACCTTTCCGCTATTACACGGAATCCATCAATGGATGTTTGGATGGTCATTCTTTTACCGCCTTTACTCCAGCGGTGAATACAATAAATCTGCCTTGAAAGTGCATCAAGCCCTGTGCGTTGACATTGATACAAAAATAACTTTAGTTCCTCTTGGGTTGCTTCAGGTGCAATTTGCGACCTGATTAACTCAATTTGCTCCTTTGTGTAAAGGATTTTGTTTGTTTGTTTTTCTACTTGATTGTTCATAACTAATGGTTTAGGATGTGAAATTAATACTTTATTTGTTAATAACCAAATTAAATTAATATATTAATGTTAATAAGGTCTTTTTCTAGGCAATCATCGTATGGGTGGGTAATGTCGTTTTGGATGCAAGTAATTGAATGAATTACAGTTGTGTGGTCTCTATTCATAACCTCCCCAATATCGCTTAATACCATCCTTGCCTTTGTCCTTAAAAGAAACATTATTACTTGTCTTGGTTTTACGATTTTACGCTTTCGGCATTTCCCTTTAATATCTTCTATTGATACCCCATAGTAATTGGTAACTGTTCTTAATATATCGTTAGCCAATTGTTCCTTTTCGCTCTTGCTCATCCGCTGCTTTAGTACGCTGGGTACTATCCAATAATTCATTTAATTCAATTTTAAGTTTGGTAATTTGTTTCCTTAACATCTCGTTCTCTAGTTCCAAGATGTATATTTCCTTCATCATATTGCCTTTGGTATTGTCTATATAACTCATTGTACTCGGTTTACAGGTAAAATAAAATTTTCAGTTATGTCGTATAGTTCAACAACCAACCAATAATAAGATTTAAGGATTCTCTTTTGAATGTCGTTAAGTTCAGCTAATCTTATCAGGTAATTGTTTTCGTGGGTAAATAATCTAATATTATCATAGTTCCCAGCTGCCCTCCATTCTGCCAATAAACCCTCCTGTCTTGCTTGTTCGCTTTGTGCTTTTTTAAGTAATTCAAGTAAACAGGTGGCTCTTTGGTGTAGTTTTAATTGTCTGCCTTGATAGTCTAGTTTCATAGTTTTTCATAATAAAGTTCAACAATAATTGATACCAATTTGCTAGGTGCTAAATACATTTTTTTAGCTTGGGCATCCACTTTCTTTTTAATTGATTCAGGTAGTCTAATGCAGACCACCTCTTTTTTTTCTACTTTCATTATTTGGGTTTAAATGTTTTGCATAATTGCAGTTACGATAAAAGCAAAGATTAAAATAACGATTGCTTGAAATTTGCGGTTTTGTTGTTCGGACATAGTTTATAATTTAACGATTGATAAAATGATTTGATTGTTTGCAAGGTCAATGGTGCGAAATTTCACTAGGAAAAACTTTGAGCCATCAATTTCGTAGTCAAGGAATAAATTATCTCCAGCTTGTGCAATGAATTGTGCATTGTAGGGATAAAAATTGTTTTCATAGATTAATACTGTTTTCATATTGTTTTGGTTTAAGGTTTAAAATATGTGCGTTGGTCAGCCGCACCCCTGACTTTTTGATGGGTTATAAAAAGTTATATTCGCCATTCCATCTAGGGGAAGATGGGTCGGAATCATTATAATAAGCAGCATCCATAGCCTTTTCCGCTTCAAACATATTATCATAAGCAACTTCACCTGACCTTGAATATCCATTCCAGCCTTTCAATTTATTTCCACATTCGCTAACCCTTTTTTGTGCTTGTTGCATTTCAGTTAAAACAACAGGCATTTTAAACCAATCTTGAGCTAAAAGCCAATTTTGATAAGAAGCTGGAGTGCTTAAAAATTGCAATCCTTTGTACTTGCCGAATTTTAATGTAAAATTTTTCATAACTAATGGTGCAGTTTATATGGAGTGCCTCTCCCTTTGTTTTACAAATATATAAACAATTACAATACTAACAATAAATTATTTAAATTATTTTAGTTAATTTTATGTTAAAATGCTAATGCTTTGTATATCAAAGAGTTATGGTTTATCGCTCATAAATGAGCCGATTGTCGCTCAAATACGGCTCAAAGTTGCCTTATTGGGTAACTTTTATGATTGATAAGTTCGCTATTAGTAAACTTTTGCCTGAATTTTACCGAAAAACCTATGCAGATTTGCCAAAGTCGGTAGCGAAACGCTGCCAATATCCGAAATAGTGTCACTAATTTATATAAATATGTGACAAAGTAAGGGGTAATTCGGTTATATCTTGTAACATATAAAAGGTAAAAATGTTACAAAATAGATGGAAATGAATATAATTCGGTAGTAATACTACCCTAATAGCAAAAAATGTAAACTCTGCAAGTTTTGATATTAGTCAAGGTATTGCTTTACAAGACCTCCCCCTGTTGTCAAGTTATTGCTTTACTCAATTGAATGAGTAATTTTACTCAATGCACTTCATAATGTGCATTTAATGACGCATTTTGCAACCATTAGTGTCATTTATGGCACTTTATGGTGGATATTTACTACAAAAAAAAGCCCCTCATCCTAGAAAGGAAAGGGGGTAAACCATTAAGTCTATGAGTAACAAATATACATAAAAAACCCCTAGTTTTTTACACTAGGGGACCAAACTATGAATCACAAACCAAACAACCTAAATTGAACCATCCTGTAAAGGCTGGTCATTAGTATCATCAACTCTACGATACCCTTCCATCCACAATACTTTTGTCAAAGTTATTGATTTCTTAATAATTGATAGTTCGCTATCAGCTGGGTTAAGTATATGTAAAACCTCGTGTATCATTATTTCAAGGTGTTTCTTGCCCTTTAGTCTTGGGTCAAGATAAATAATGCCATCACTTTCAGCAATGCCGTGTGCCTGTTCCCTGCCAAGTTTCTTGTATATGATTTTTATTTTCACGATTTAAGTATTGCTTCATCAGGTCTATCAACTTCGGTTACTTTAATCCTTTGCCCACCTCGTATTTTAGCTAACATTCTTGTAACGGAATCAACTTCGCTTAACATCTCCTGATACTTTTTTACTAACCAGCTTTCTTGCTCGTTTAAAGTCAGCTTGTTCCAATTTTTAGGCATACGCATTGTTAAAATACTTTATTATTAATAATTCTTTTATTGTTAACTCTATACTCACCGCTTGTATCTTTCTCTAACACGGCAAAACCTTGATTGTATTGGTCAACGTGCTTACAATATTCTACGTTAGGGTGCATTAAATGACCAGTTGTCCAAGTAGTAAAGATTTCGTTGTTAAACTGATTCTTGGTCGTAAATTCGCTTGTACGATGGCAATGCGAAGCAATGGCTGATTGCTTAACCCTATCAAATAAAGTTTTAGCTGGACTTACACCTGAACCCCTCTTAAATGTAGTGTCTCCGTGAATTATGGGTAAATGACCAAACTTAATATGGTCTATATCTTTAATTGCTTTTATTCCAAACGCATTAAGCCTAAACATATCTTCAATCTCAAACAAATCTATTCCTAACAGTTCAGGTGCTTTTGTACGCATATACCTTTGGTATCGTGCTTCGTGATTTGCATCTAAATTGTAATAAATAACTATATCAGGAAATACTTTTCTTATGTAACCTAGCATCTCAAGGACCGCCTCGTATTCCTCATCAAACTTTCTTATTCTTGGGTCTTTTTGGAAGTCGCTTAATTGATAAAAATCAACAAAGTCTCCATTGATAAATAAAGTATCAATACCCTCTTTTGTTAAGTACTCAAAACAAATATCTATTGCGGTAGGGTCGTGAAACGGAACTTGTAAATCACTAATAAATCCCATTTTCTTAATTCCAATTGGTAGTGTAAATACTACCTTTTCCTCTACCCAAGATGGTGGCTGAACAAAGTTTTGACAAGTCCTTTTAAATTCATCGTGGAACTCTTTGTTAGTAGATTTTACATTTCCTAACTTACCCCTGTAATATCTTACAAGACTTCGGATTTGTTCTTTATCTTCAAAGTGATTTGAGTTTTCCTTGTATATTAAAGATGCAAGGGTATGCGATGGCATCCACGCTGGATACTTTGATAAGTAGTCATTAATGATTTGACCACTCATAGTTTGTTTGCTTCCAGCCATATAGTTAGTTTGTTTATGCCATTGAATCACGCACCAAGTCAGCCTCCGATTCCCTTCTAGTAACCAACCCATCTAATCCTTTCCCTTCCCATAATCTTTTACTCTTTTCAATCTGCTCCGCAATACCTTCATAATCCTGTTTAGCAATCAGGTCAACTATTGCCCTCATTTCTGCCCTTGAATCACCTTCTAGTCTATTTCCCCTGTTATAAACTACTGAAACTAAAGCACCTTTTGTGTCCTCGTTTAGTAAATCCATATTAGGATAAATCTTTTTAGTCATTGCGTAATATCTAGGAAGTGAACTCTTAACGAAAACTTCGTATGCCGTATTGTATGGAATTCTAACATTTAATATTTCTCCTTTAAGCATCGCCTTTGCCTGTGTTCCTTTTATTCCTATTGTTGGTCGTAAAGCGTTTATATAATTCAAATTAATTGCACCTGACCAATCAAGCATAAATTGTTTTTCCGAGTTATAACCCAAATCATAACCCATTCCGATTGTTACACCGCTTTCACCACCTGCCCAAATAGGTGCTTGTAATTTCTTTTCGTAGTATGCTCTACCACCCACTTCGTGTTGAATGATTAATTCTATGGCTCGTTTTGAAATCATATATTTTTATTTTTTCTTTTTTCCCAACCTATAAATGCAGATAATCTCATTTTATCTTTAGTTTCTTGTGATGCTTTACTACCTAATTTTGTGTTTTTTATCTTTTCCTTTTGTTCATTAGATAATACTCTATTTTTCATACGCAAACTTGTTTTTTCACGCATTGAATCAGGCATTTTTCTACCTTTATTAATTTTACTAATCTTGTCTTTATACTCTTGTGTTTGAAAATGAGACCTATTAAATTTACTATAATCTTTAAATTTATTAGCTTCCCCTATTTTCTTTTTTGCTTCTTCAGTATGTTTACCCCCAGAATTGCCATCACCACCATCGCTAATATTAACCAATGTACCTGTTTTATTTATCTTCTTACCATATAAAGATATAAACTCAATTTCTTTTTGTTTTGCTATATCTTTTGTAAGATTATCCATTATTATTTCAACCTCATAATCAGTAACATTAACAACTCTATTCCAAAATATATTTCGTGAACTTTTAGAATATGCTCTTTGATAATTAGAATCAGTTCCTATACCAATATAAAATGGCTCGTTTTTATCTAATCTAATATGTCTATAAACATATGTCATCTTAATCCTTTTTAAATATTTTCTCTGCCGTAGTTAATCCTAAACATCCAAAAGCCAAACTAGCAACTGCGTAAACCAAAGCCTCGCTAGGTGCTTTACTTAACTCACTAAATGAATTGTGATACATTGTAATACATAACGCTACAACGCACATCAAACCACATAAACGCTTCATAGATAACCTTCCATTATCTTCGGTAAAAAATTGCTTCATCTTAATTAGTTGTATCGGTTTTAGTCTTACCCCAAAAATTCTTTTTCTCTTTAATTAGAACTGTATCGTGAATGTAGATTGTATCAACTTTAAATTGACTTATTTCACTCTTTAGTTCACTAATTTCGCTTTTCATTTGGGTAATGGTTGCAACTGCATTTGTAACTAATTGTTTTTCCTTTTTAGTTGCCTTTGCTAGAACTGTTGCAGATTTTACATTAGTTGCATTTACTTGCTTCATTAATTCCTCAAACTCAATATCCTTGTCAATCTTTTGAGCCTGTACCCCACAACCAAATAAGAATAAAATAAATAAATATTTCATTAGTTTATCTTTTGAATTTTACCTAATTGCTCCAAAGTAGAAAGTTTAGTACTTGCGGCTGCTAAACTTGAATCACATTTGCGTAAAGCATTTGTAACTACATCCAGCCTAGTTTCTAGTTTCTCAATCTTTACATCTTGATTTTTAGCCTGACCTTGAAAGGTAGAACGCACATCAACATATAAATAGCCAATGGCTACTAAAACCACAAACAAAGTACCTACGACAGGGTTGGATGCAAATTCCTTAAATTTAATTGGTATCATATTATAACTTTTTATAAATTCCTATTGAATATTGGTTGGTTGTAGCACCTAGCGTAAATAAGCCATTTTTAGGCATCTTAAAAGCTAACCCAAAGCCAAACCCTACTTTCTTGTCAAACTCCCTATAATCGCCTAAAACACCCCAATAAACGGCAAATTTAGGTGGTAGTATCTTTGTTGTTTCTATTCTTATCGTTTTCTCTACGAAATGCCCTCCATATCCCCTACCTAATATCTTGTTTTGACTGATGGTGTCGCTTACATAAACATATTGTGCAGAATCCAGCTTTAAGGTATCATAATACGCATAAACACGGCTATAATCGGATATGATACGAATTGTATCGTGAACCTCATCTATTTTAACGATTGTGTCTAAAACTACAAAAGGGATGCTTTCACCCCTCTTATATTTTACTATGTTTTTAACCTCTACAATAGTATCGTACTTCGTTATTACTATCGGCTTTGTTTCTTTCTTTGGCTCAAGAACCAACACTAAAACCGCTATTATTAATATGGCAGTTATTATGTCCTTCATCGGTCTTGTTTGTTTTGCAATGCAATAGAAAGTTTATTTATTTGGTCAAGTATATGGTCTAGCTTTTTATAGATTTGGTCATCTTGCTTTTCAACCATACTCACACGGATTTCTAGTTCTTTTAATTTAAGACTTATCTTAACGTAGATTCCGATTAAACCAGCAATGATAATGATGGCTTGACCAATAATAAATAAAGTTGTGTTCATTACAATTCTTCTTCTTCTTCTGTTATAAATGCGATACCTGTTGTCCAGTCCTCAAGAAATACAAAATGCTCTAAACCTTGTGGATTAACCACAGGAATCGGTGTAAAGTCAAACTCCTTTTCTCCTAGTTCTTTAACTTGAGCAGTTAGTTTTTTGATACTTTCTTTAGTAAATTTGTAGCCATTTTTCTCATCAAGGATTAAGCAATCGTTACTATCAACTTGTGCGTTGTCTAATCTTAAACCTTCAACATCTGCCTGATATGCTTCGTGATGGCTCTTTAACTTCTCATAAATACGGAAAAGTTTTTTCTGCGTACGGCTTTCTTGACTACCAATAACTGCGTTAAGGTTAGCCACTAATTGATTCAATTGATTGTAATTCATATTGTTGGGTTTTGTTTATGCGTAAATTAACGATGTGTTATTCTTTGCATTACCATTTAACTTGGTATGTAAAGTATTAGAATTAATGCCTTTCGCCATAGCTGCATCTCTAGCAGAATTATAGAATATACCTGTTTGAGTATCTAGTACGATTTTACTAAACTTTTCTTTTGCAGTTCTTGATGCTTCTACTCTATTTGATTGAGAAATATAATTTAACCCTAATTTATGTGCGTGTCTATTGTTATCACTAGCTGAACACCATTCCAAATTAGTTATGTTATTATTTAATTTATCACCATCAATATGATTTACACAAGCCAAGTTATTACTATTTTCTAAATAAGTCATTGCAACTAATCTATGTATGTACATTTTTTTATACTTCATATCGTGCCATAATGCAACAGTATAATAACCAACCTTCCCCTTATTTAATTTCATCCACTTATCATAAATATGTGTCCATACTTTACCATCTTCGGTAACGCTATAATTGGGATAATTAGTAATTGGCTTCATATTGGTTGTTTTAGCAAATATAAGATTAAATACTATTTGTTGGTGCAACTACTTCAGGCACAGGTGGAACATAATCCCCTATGATTGTAAGGTTAAGTTGGTCGCTAGATGCAGCCCAATCCCACGCATACTCATCATCATTACCCCAAGCTGCGTAAGCACCCCCACTCATTGTTAAGTTGCCTTGTGCTACCACAGCTAAATCACTATCTAATAATGAGTAGTAAAACGATGCAGATGAACCTAGCACACCACCGATTACATACATATTAAAGATAGTTGCCGTTACTGATTTTCCGTTTATCCAACTTTGGATAGGAGAGATTGTCTTCATTTTATTTTATTTTATATTTTTAACACGCAAAAGTATTTCCTGTTAATGTACCTGCTGCACTTACTTCATAAGATGTAGCATAACCATAATAATAAATCCATCTTGTTCCTGCAAATGTTTTAGCAGTAGTACAAGCACGATTAGTGTATAATTGAGCACCTGATTGCCAAGGGTCGGTTGTAGTGTTTATGTAAGGCACAAATAAGAATTGCTCACCTGTTGAACCTCCACAATATGAACTTGTTGTTTCCGATGTGCTAAATATCTTGCAACAACTTAAATCGTATTTTGTTAATACCATTCCGCTAGAATAACCACTAAATGTTGAATAAATACCAACTTCCCCATCGGTAGCATATATTCCAATAATGTATGTATTTGTATCTGCAACAGTTACTAATTCCCTTGTATCAGGTAGTGCTGAATAAGAACTCCCTTGAAATCCACCTGTGGTAATTCCATTTTGTAATGCCTTAAAACTTACGCATTGATTGTATGTATTACCTGCCCAAGTATCTGCCATATTAATTCATTTTAGCTTTTAATTCTTTAATTTCTTGCTCTAATGCGTACACTTTTGCAACTAACACCTCACGATAAGATAGGCTTAACATATCATCACTACCTTTTGAAACCGCACTATCTAATATCCCAACAAAGTCTTGAGCATAATAACCTAATTCAACCTTTCCGTTTTTAGTGTAAAGTTTAGGAGTTATTGATGCTATGCCTTTTGTTTGATAGTTATCTTGGATAAGTGTTTTTAATCCGCTATCGGAAGATTCAAAGAATCCTGTTGCGGTAACCGAACTTGAAAAAGTTGCTGCACCCCCACTTGCTATTGTTAATTTAGTTGAATAATTAGTACCATCTCCAACTCTAAAAATATGGTCTCCTCCATTTCCCGAATTATAATATAAAGCCTTATCCGTTCCACCTCCTCCCGCTATTCCAATATATTGACCTTCTGCATTTGTACCATTTAAAGAAACCACACTATAAGAACCCCCTACAATTACACCAATAATGACACTATTTGTCATTCCTGTTGTTTTAAATGTAGCTGCTCCTGTGGATGCTATGGTAAGGGCTTCAATGGCAGAAACTTGCAAAACAATAGTGCTTCCAATAATTTTTATAGGTTTATATACACCTCCTGTGTAATCGTATGAGTATAATAAACCTGTATCCGAACCAACTGAATAAGCCATTGCTAAACCCTTGCCTGTCCACGAGCCGTTATTGCCTTGTGAAACGATTAAATCACCTGTATTTTTTAGAACCCCACTAAATGTTGCACTCGTTCCTGTCAATGCTCCACTAAACCTTCCTGTACCATTAACATCTAACCTAAAGCCTGCGTCTGTGTTTTGATTTATTGTAGTATTACCATTAGTAAATATTCTAAATCTTCCTCCAGCTACACCACTATCAACTGAAAATCGACCAACACCCCCTATACTTAAAGCATCTACATTTGAATTAGCATCTAACCTTAATGCAGTACTTGCTCCCCCTTGAATTTTAGTTGAACCATTTACATCTAATAAAACAGAAGGAGAATTATTGTTTATCCCTACAAATCCTGCACTTGTTATAATAAATCTTCCACCCGAACTAGCACTATCAACCGATAAAATTCCCGTTCCACCAATACTTAATGCTGTAAATCCTGAATTAGCATCTACTCTTAATGCACTTCCTGCTCCACTATTAATTGCTACTTTGTGCCCATAATCTGTTGCCTGATTTATAAGTATATTACCATTAGATAAAAATGATGTAGTTGTTGTACCATTTATTCTTAAAGCAATATTAGATACACCTGTAAACGCACCATTAGTAAACGTAGGGTTAATATCAAGACCAATCAATGCATCATTATTAGCTGATGCAATTAAAGTTGGGTTAATAAATAAACCTTGCGCTAAAGAAGCTGCAGTTATTGAACCTGATACTCTTAAAGAAGGTACTCCTGTTAATGTACCATTAAATAAACCTGAACCATTAACTTCTAATCTATGTGTTGTACTTGTTGCAGAACCTAAAATTGTATTTCCTGTTGCAACATTTAATCCTAATCCTGTACCTAATTGCTGAACAAATAATGCAGTACCACTACCACTTGCATTTCTTTGTGATACTATCATTGTACCAACATTAGTAGTATCGTTTGTAGTAAATTGATACGCTTGTGTACCTGTACCTGAATTACCTTGTAAAGCACCAAGCCACATTAAACCACCTCTTACATTTGATAATCTTATACCAATATTATTAACCCCTGTAAAAGCACCATTTGTAAAAGTTGGTGTTATATCTAATCCCACAAGCACATCGCTATTGGCAGAAGCTACTAATGTAGGAGTAAGGTTAGTACCTCTTGCTATTGCAGATGCAGCCGTTACACTATTATTAACTAATAGTTGTGATGTAGGAGTAAAGGCAAATGTTGCAGAACTTGTTAAACTTGATGTACCATTAAAGTAAGCTACCTGTCCACTTGTTCCTGTTCCTGTTATTGGGTTAGTTAAAGCACTTTGCTTATTATTAAATGTTGTCCAATCCGCACTTGATAATGCACCTCTATTCGCTGCACTTGCAGTTGGTAAGTTAAAAGTATGCGTAGCAGTTGTACTTGAAATATTGAAATCACTTCCACTTGTTCCTACTTGAAAGTATTGTACTTGAGCAGTCAAACCATTCAAAGCCGTTAAGCCTGTACTAAATGTAGTAATAACTTGACACAAATGACTATTTTCTGTGTGTAAAGTAATTGTCCTTCCAGCCGTTGTTACATAAATACGAACTGCTAATCTATCCGTTAAAGTTAAACTTGTTTGAGGAACGGCTAAAGCACTAAAGTAAGCCTCAATACTTGTTCCATCATTAATTAATTTAGGGAATGCACTATTAGATGCAATCAACGTAAAAGTAGTGCCATCGTATTTATACAACTCAATGTAAAAAGTTGGACTACCACCACCGCTTGAAGCACTTAAATATGTTTCAAAATTCCAATTACCAGCTGGGATTTCTAATAAAGCTGGGTCATTAGCATCCGTTAAAAAAGATGCAATATATCCATTACTACCTCTTGAAAAATCAGTTCCAGCACCTATCACTGGCACTTTATTCATTTCATAATAAGTAACACCGCCTATTGTACCTTGATTAATACTTCCATTTAAATAATAAGAAACAGAACTTCCACCACCTCCAGATGTCGGAAAGTTAGCCAAAGTACCATCTCCCCTGATATATTGTGAAGCAACACCTGCTCCTGTTACTGCAATCGTTCCATTAGCCGTTAAGGGGCTATTTGCGACACTAAAAGCACTCGGCATAGATAAACCTATGGAAGTGATTAATGTAGGGAATGTGGTCAAGTTTCCTGCTCCGTTTACATATTGTAAATTAGTTCCGTTGAAACCTATGTTAATCGTTCCGCTTGTAGTAATTGGTGAGCCTGTGATATTTAAACTATCTCCTGTTTCGGTAATTCCAACACTAGTAACTGTTCCTGTTGCTCCTGAAGCCCTTTGCCAAATAGAACCGCTATAAATAACTTGGTCACCTACAAAGAAAGCTATCGCACCAGCACCAAAGTCAACTGTTCCTGCTACATTACATAAGTAAACATCACCTTGATTTCCTGTGCCATTTACAAGGGTTGGTGTGTTAGTAGCAGCGTTCCAAGTGCCTTTGTACTCCATTACGGAGTTAGGTAATTGACTTACTAAAATCTTACCATTTACATCAAGTCTTGGTACACCATTAGCCACATCAAATCCTAATGAAGTCAATACCCCACTTGTTCCAATAATTACATCTTGTAAATTCCTCACTTTCGCACCTGCTGAAACAACTATTTGATTTGCCATCTTATATTAATTTATAACTAAATTATTGAAATAATGCCCTAATAAACTCACCACTTTCTAATACCCTTCCAAATGTCAATACCCCTGTTGTACTATTCCACTTGACTTGCTCATCAACTGCCGTTCCTGTCGTTAAAATATCTTGAACATCAATACCACCACGAGAAACATAAAGACAAGCCTTGCCTATCATATCGCCATAAGTAATTGTAGTTTCGCCACCTGCTGCAACAGTTCCCTTTGTGTAAACCGCACCTCCAGCAACAATTACAACCCCTTCAGGATTGATTTCAGTTCCTGTTGTAGCATAAGCACCTGTACCCTGTAACGATACACTATATGTTGCTATGTCCTTATAAGGTGCGTTAATTTGTAAACTTGTTAAATTGCAATCCCCACTAATAACTACCAAACCATCAACTCCGTTGTCAATAACAAACTTTACTAAAATTGTAGTCCTATCTTGTTGTTGCTCAAGTAAAAATAAATAGCCATAACCATCCAAAGTTATAAGACCATCACAAGTTACACTCCAAGTTGCAGTATCGTTTTTGTATTCTCTATACCACGCACTCGTTTGGCTTGTTACCTCTTTTTGGTCAACACTTACACTAAATGTGCAATTTGTAGAACACGAAAACGGAATATCCCTACCTGCTGGATATGTAACCGAAGGTGGTTCAAAATAATACAACATTATGTTGTTGCCCTGTACTTTTGCTGCCATAACTACAAATTTAAGTATATATTCCTATTATCACTCCGTCAATCCTTATTTGGTAAACTTTTGTATTTGGAAATACTGTTTCTACCTTATACCATAAGTAATCTCCATTGAAAGTAATTGCACCATCTTCATCTTCATAAAACACATCACCATAATCAGGGTCGGTTATTCCATCTAATGTAAATATTTCAGTTGCAGTTAATGTTCCTGCTAAAGCCTCTGCACTTGTTACATAACCATTAGACCTAAAATGTGCAACCGAAGGAACAAATGGTGGTGTGCTTGTTGAGTTTATTATTTCGTAAATATTAGCTTCAACATTATCACTATTAATATCTAATAATGTTCCTTGAATAGTATCATTAAATAAATCAATTGTTGTATTACCAACCATATATTGCTTATTAGCAACGCTTATTTGTGCTGGGTCAGTATCAGTTGCCTTTATTCTCATTGCACCGCTAAATCTACCTTCATCGGTATTCATACCCATAAATGTTGAATCTATATTGATTACATTCTTGTTTAAGTTATTAGAATATTGTCTAATTACTAATTGACTTAATGAACGATATTTATCCGATAAATATTCGTAACGATACCAATTCTTTAAGTTTAAACCATCTTCATCTGCTAAAAATCCTTTATAAGAATAGTAACCATTGTAAGAATCGTTAAAGCCTAAATCCAAATCTGCATTAAATACGTATTCATCAGAATTAGTTAATGAACCAATACATTGATAAGATTGAAAAGCAGGTTGGATAGTAAATGAAAAATTATTTACTTCGTTTGCTTCTACTGTTGATTTCCAATAAGTAGAAGCAGGTTTTGCTAATACATATTCAAAATAAATTGTTCCTGATTCGGGTGCAGGTGGCAAAGTCAAACTTAATTCAGTTAATGTTGTATCAACATCGTAAGGCTCAAAATAATAACTTGAACCTCCAAACTCCCACTTTTTGTTGTTATCTATGCTATAAAAACCTGCTGGTGTTTGTAATTGAATTCTCAATATAAAGAAAGCATCAGGAACAGTTGCACCAACCGCTACAAGATTTGAATTAAAAGAAATTTGTACCACTTCATTAAAACCAATATTAGGAAAATAATTAGGCTTTATAGATGCGTGATATGGGGCTACAACATTTGTAATATCTATGTAATAATCATTTGATAATCTACTAGGATATGGTGCAACAAATATTAAACCACCATTTACTTGTTCAGTCCAAGCGTATGCGTGTAATAAACCGCCTGAAGATGTTACTTGCTTTAAATCACCATTAGTAATATAGTTTGAAGGATATTCAATTTGTTTATCAAATTGCACCTTGTTATATCCTTTTCTTAATAGTTTTACTTGGCTATTATCTACAAAGAATAATCCTGTTTCATTACCACTATAACCATCTATTAAACCATTAAAACTTGTAGTTCCTGAATCAACTACCAATCCAGCATCATCATATTCAGTAAACCAATATGTTTCTTGTGCAAATTGTGAAATTGCAAGTATTTGCCATTTTCCTTGTGCTTGAAATAATCTTGCACCAAATCCTTTTACTATTTTAGTTAAAACTGCTAAACAATTATCTACTTGATAATCATTAGTAATAAATAAAGCAAAGTTTAAGTATGATTGTTTTAATGGGTCCGCCCAACTTACATCTGCCCTATCATCCATTCCATCTGCGTAATAACTTATTCCTGTTATAACATTTGGATTTGTTGGAAACCCAATTGCGTTTAATGAGTTTAATATGTAAAATAAACAATCATTAAAATCACTCAAAACATAATCTTCTGCTAATGGGTATTTAATCTTTTCTAATATACCCAAACCATCTACTGCGTTAAATGATAATTCCTTTCTACCTGTTGTAAATCCAAATTGTACGCTATCACTTAATGCCCATCCTTGCCACTCTAAAGTTTCATCATAGTAAAGTTTACATAAATACTTTCTATCGTTTAATGTTGTTAAGTTTGGCATATTATTTATGTCATCCGTAACATCTATTCCAATACTTAATTGACTTGCATAAATAGGTTCAAAAATATCATCGCTTCTTGGGATATATTGCAACTGAATTGTAGTTGCTGGATATTCAATCACACTTCCAGCATAATCATCTTCTAATAAATACAATTCCGTAATGCTGCCACTTTTGGAAGCCATTGTTATTTTATATTTATTTGCGTATGCCATTATATTCCCCTTCTTAAATTAAGTGAATGATTAGACCTTTGTAATGCTAAAACTAAATCATTTCCTTTTAATACAAATGAACCTCCACCTGCCATTCCACCACCACTCATTGCACCT